AAATACATACATTTAAATATAAGTATGTATTAAATATGTAATGGTTAAAGTTCATACAACACTATCAGTAGAAAATGATATCTTGCAAAAAGCAAAACAATTAGGCATTAATATTTCAAATGAATTGGAAAGAAGTTTAAAGGGAAGTATGATGACTGATAAAAGTGATTTGCCTCTTGAGTGTATAACAATAAAATGCTCAATCTGTGGCAAAGAAATTGAAGAAGGATTTTTATGCAGACAGAGAAAATTAATCTTATGCAATGATTGTCAGAAAGATTTTAAGATGTCTGATTGTCCTCATGATTACGAAGGAATGCATGAGCATATCAAATGGCCGGGATTTCATAATTTAAATGATGAGGTAATTCCTGAAATAGAGCAGATGCAAAAGGAAAAAAATAAAGAAAATGGCCTGTGAACATGAGTTATTTATTATTGAAACAGAATGGGTTTCAGAGAAAGAAGTCAGTATAACTATGGGCTGTAAGTTTTGCGATGCTAAATTCAAAGGAATTCTTGAATGATATTAGATGATTGGCAGAAAGAAATTCTGGAAACCAAAGGAAATATACTTTTATGCTCAGGCAGGCAGGTTGGAAAATCAACAATAATTGCTGCTCGTGATGGTGAAAGAGCAGCGAGAAATAATAAGGAAAGTATTTTAATCATATCAGCTACAGAGAGGCAGGCTGAGGAATTGTTTATCAAAGTTCTTAATTATCTTGAGGAAAATTACAGGCATTTAATAAGAGCAGGGAAATTCAGGCCTACAAAACATACAATTCAGTTAAAAAACGGCTCAATTATAAGATGCCTTCCTACAGGAATGGCAGGGACAGGTATAAGAGGCTTTACAATCACAAAATTAACAGCTGATGAAGCTGCATTCATTCCAAATGATGTATGGGGCGCAGTAACTCCTATGCTTTTAACAACTTGCGGGACTATGGATCTATTGTCAACACCTCACGGAAAAGGCGAGGACAATTATTTCTATAAAAGCTATAAAAATGAAAATGGAGATTTTAAAGTCTTTCATATTAACTCAGAAGAAGTAATAACAAATAGAAAAATATCTCCAAGCTGGACTGTCCAGCAGAGAGAAGGGGCTTTAATGCATCTTGAAAAAGAAAAAAGAAGAATGTCTAAGCTGGAATATGCGCAGGAATACATGGGAGAATTTACAGAGAAACTAAGGCAGTTTTTCAGTGATGAGATAATTAAAAAATGCTGGATCTTAAAAAGAACTGCTGAAATTAATTCAGGAAAAAATTATCTTGGAGTGGATATTGCCAGAATGGGAGAAGATGAAAGCACTTTTGAAGTTATCAGCGAGGACAATAATAGATACAGGCAGATAGAGAATGAGATAACAACAAAAACTCTTACAACAGAAACAGAAAAAAAGATTTTGGAATTAATGGAAAAATTTAATATTAAAAAAATTGGAATTGATGCAGGAGCAGGAACTCTGGGAGTTTCAATCTTAGATCATCTTCTTGAAACAAAAGCAAGAAATAAAGTCATAGCTTTAAACAATCGTGCGATGAGCATGGATCCTGACGGCAAGAAAAAGCAGAAATTGTTTAAGGAAGATCTTTATAACAATATGCTGGGAATGATGGAAAGAGGAGAATTAAAGCTGCTTGATGATGATGAAGTTCTTTTAAGCCTTAAATCAATTCAATTTGAATATGTGACTACTCCAAATAAACTTACTAAATTAAGGATTTTTGGATCTTATTCGCATGTTGCTGAAGGTTTGATACGTGCATGCTGGGTAGCTAAAAAAGAGAAAACTTTAAATCTCTGGGCTTATTGATATAATTATGGATTTCACAGACAAATATATTTCAGCAACAGAAAAACTAACAGATACGAAATCAACTAAGATTGTTCTGTCAGATGATGCTTATTCTATTGCTGAGGCAATTTCAGAATTAATTAAAAAAATCGAGGCTGCGAGGCTTAGTTTATTAAGATGACAGCTACTTTATGCACTGTTGCTGATGTAGTTTATAAGGCTGGAGTTGGAGCAAGTTCAGTATATACAGCCTCAGCTGCTTTAGTTACTGCTTTAATAGAAAAAAGCGAGGGTGTTATTGTCGGACAAACCCGAAAAGACTGGGTTGTTGGTTATTCTGATGTTAATGCTTATATAAAAGAATTGTTAAGAGATTGCTGCTCATCTCATGCAGCTAAAAAAATTGTTTCTTATGATATGTCAGGCTATCTTTCAAGACAGGAAGCAGAGATAATTTTAGACACTCTGCATGATGATTTCATGAGAACTCTTAAAACTCTGACAGACTTAGACACAATAAAAATAAGAGCAGTGGGGGATTAATGGGAGTTCCTATAGTTTATAGAAGAGCAACAGAGGCTAATATTGCAAGTTTTGAGTATACAGAAATAGCTTCGGGAAGAGCAATTAAAAAACTTTATTTATGCGATGGAGAAGCTGCATCAGGAGCTATATTAACTAAATTAACTGAAGGAATTGTTTATGCTCGTTTGGGAACTGAAATAAAAGCCTATACACAGGTTTTCGATGTAGATTTTGATATGCTGATAAATCGCCCTATTAGATTAAAAGGGGGAGCAATAGTCAGCATTCCTGTTGGATTTTCAAAAAATACAGGAACAATTTCAGGCGCTCAAATTAATATAGAGGCTCTTTTAAGATATGTCAGGAATTCAGTCGAGTATGAAATAGCCTCAGCAAATAATCAATTAATAGCCACAGATGCAGTGCAAGCAGGGCAGGAACTGAGAAGCTGTATTTTTATTGATGTTCCTTTGACAAAACTTCAGGCTAATGATACCTTAAGACTTACAATTAAAACATCAAATCCGCCAGCAAATACTTATACAGCAATAACTTATGACCCCAAATCAAGAAGTAATTTAGAAATACAGCCAACAGCAGGTTATTATCAGTTTGATTGGTCGCTTATAGGCTCAGATAGTTTTATATTGCTCCCGATAATGATAGACTTATAATAAAATGAACTTAAATTTAAACAAAGCACAGGCAAGCGATTACTCAGGTCTGGATGAGTATGCAATAGATACAAAGCAGACTGACGGAATTTCAGACAGCGATGAGACAGGATGGATTAATGTAAAGGCTTCTCAGTATTGGGGTTATTTTAATGCAATTCCCGAATTAAAATCTGCAATTCTTATGAAAGCTATCTGGGTCTGCGGAAAAGGATATGAAGCAGATGCAGGAACTAAAGTTATTTTAGACCATATATCAGGCTGGGGAAAAGATACATTTGCAGATATTCTTTTTAATATGGAAATCTGCAAGAGAATTTATGGAGATGCTTTCGCTGAAATTATAAGAGCAGATGATAAGAATAAAACTCTGATTAATTTAAAAGTCTTAGATCCTGCCTCGATTAAAATTATCGTAGATAATAAAGGAATTATAAAAAGATACGAGCAGATTTCAAAGACAGGAATAACAGGAAAGATTTTAAACACTTTCAAGCCTGAAGATATCCTGCATTTCTCGCATAATAGATTAGCAGATCAGCTTCATGGAATTTCAGACATAGAAACTCTTGAACCGACATTATTAGCAGACAGCCAAAGTTTTGAAGATATGGTCAAACTTATGCACTTTCAGGCCAAACCCTTTATTGTTTTCAAATTAAAGACAGATGACGAAACAAAGATTAAAACTTTTGCTGATAAAATCAGAAGTGCAAGAAATCTTGGTGAGGATATGTTTATCCCCGACGATGAGAATTTATTAAGTTATGAAGTAATTCAGGTAAATCCGTCAGCTGTTTTATTGGAATGGAGAAATGATTTAAAAAACAGGTTTTATAGAAGTCTCGGACTGCCTCAGATTGTATTTGGAAGTTCAGGAACAACAGAAAGCGGGGGAAAGATTGAATATTTAGCTCACGAGCAGATTTTTGAAAAAGATCAGAAAAATGTAGAAAATCAAATCTGGACACAGCTTTTCTTGAAAATTGATTTAATCCCGCCTGTAAGTCTGCTTGAAAATCTGCAGACAGACCAAATGAAAGACGGGTTAAACTCACAAATGGGAATACAGCAATCAGACTTAACTGCAGGAGCAGGAAAATGATTATAGGAAACACACCAACAAAGGAAAAGAAGAAAAAACAACTTGCAACTCAGCAAGTTCCTCTCCCTCAGATAACTCCGCCTCAGATTACTGAAGCTCCAATATCAACAGCTCCAGAAGTTTTTAAAAATACATCTGGAGAATTATCAGGAGTTACTTTAGACGGAAAAACATATTTAGGATTATCTCCTCAGGATGTCAAACAAATTGTAGA